ATGGCCCGATCTGGTGCTGCGCCCTGGTGATCGGGCGGCGCTGATGTGGCTGCCGGCAAACGGCGGCAAGACATCGCGGGTGATCCTCGGGGTAGTGATGATTATCGTGGGGGCGATCATCAATATATGGACTGCTGGTACTGCCGGCACGCCATTAATCTATATGGGCGTTGCAATGCTGGCTGGGGCATTGCTGACGCCCAAGGTCAGCATGCCGACCACAGACGCGGCTAATGCCCTGGCTTCACCCAGCCCTACCTATAACCTGCAGGCCCAGGGGAACTATGCCCGGCTGATGCAGGCGATCCCTGCGATTTATGGCCGAGTCCGCACATTTCCTGACTTCGGCGCACAGCCCTGGGGTGAATTCGTCGGCAATGAGCAGTATCTGTATCAGCTGTTCATCATTGGTCAGGGTGAATACGACATCGAGGCTGTCCGCATCGAGGATCAAGCCCTGGCAGGCATGCAAGACAGTGAGGGAATCTGGCGTTCGAACTCGCCATTTGAGGATGTGAGCTGGCAGATCGTGCCGCCTGGTGGCGTGGTGAGTTATTTCCCTGTGAGGGTGCTGATTTCGGAGGCTGTTGCGCAGCAGGAGTTGCTGGGGGCTGCGGTTGGGCCGTTTCAGATCACGGATGCAGAGATCGATTATGTCGGGATCGATCTGATTGCCCCGAAGGGCCTGTATTACGCGAATGACGAAGGGGGGATGGACGCTCGCGGATTCAGCGTGAACGTGTACGCGCAGCGGCTGAAGCAGAGTGGCGCAGCATGGATTGCTGATGGTGCGGAGGTGATGCTGGGCACGGTTTCGCATAACGTGGCGACAACGACGCCACAGCGGCTGTCGCGGCGTTACCCGCTGGAGGTTGGCCGTTACGCGATCTGGCTGCTGCGAACGGATGCGAAAGATACCGGTGCGCGCTCAGGCCACGATGTGCACTGGGTGGGGCTGCGCGGCTATGTTCCCGGCCTGCAGCAGTACGGGAATGTGACGTGTCTGGCAATGCGGGCAAAGGCGAGTGACCAGCTGTCGAGCCAGAGCAGCCGCAAGATCAACGTGATCGCAACCCGCAAGTTGCCGATCTGGAACCCCGATACCGGCTGGAGCCTGCCGGTGGCCACGCGCTCTATTGCCTGGGCGATGGCGGATGTATTGCGCAATGATCAGTATGGCGCGGGCTTGTCAGATGATGCCCTGCCGCTGGCTGAGCTGCATCGGTTGGAGCGCGATGTCTGGAAAAGTACAACCGAGACTGGGGAGTGTTTCGACTACAGCTACGACCGCGCCATGCCTTGCTGGGAGGCGATTGCGCACATCAGCCGCGCTGGCCGTTGCCTGACGTATCAGCGCGGGCCGGATATCGTGACGGTGCGCGATCAGTACCGGGCCGTTCCGACTGCGCTATTTAATATGCGCAACATCGAGCGGGGCACGTTCAAGATCAATTTTCAGTTCACTGACACTGACAGCACGGACGCGGTGCAGGTGACGTACTGGGACGAGATGACCTGGGCGCCGAGCACCTTTGACTGCATCCCTCCTGGCTATACCGATCTGAACCCGTCACAGGTGCAGCTGACTGGTGTGCAGCGCCGTGCCCAGGCGGCGGCAATCGGGCATTACATGGCTCGCGCAAACCGCAAGCGCCGGGTGTACGGCAGTTTCAAGACAGAGCTGGAAGGCCGGCTGGTGAAGCCGGGCGACGTGATTGCGGTGTCACACGACGTTCCTGAGTGGGGGCTGTCTGCTGAGCTGGTGGGCTATACGGGGACGGGCAAGGCCAGCGGTGATGTATTGACCCTGTCAGAGCCGACCGAATGGGGTAACGGCGATCACTACGTTGCGCTGGTGACCCGCACGGGGGCGTTTTCCGGGCCGTGGCGTGTATTGCCAGGGGCAACGCCGCAAGAGGTGATTCTGGCCGCCCCTATTACCGATAGTGCTCTGACGTTGTACGTCGGCGGCGCAGCTGAGCGCACGCGGGTTTCGTTTGGCGTCGGCACAACCTACGCGGCGCGATGCCTGGTTCTGCCACCGCTACGAATGAAGGGCACCGCTGTCGAGATCAACTTCGTGGAAGATGATCTGGAGGTGTACGACGAAACTGGGGTTTCTGTTCCTGGTGTAGATCAGCCCTTCCAGTTGCCGCTGACGGCCAGGCCTGTTGTCCGTAATCTGTTTGTGAGCATGAGCGGCAACACGGCGAACCCGACACTGGATCTGTCCTGGGAATCCAGCGGCAACCCGAGCTATTCCCTGGTGGAGGTCAGCGACGACGGGGTGAGCTTTACCCGTGTGGCTGAGCCTACATCGAACGCCTGCCGGATCAGTGTGAAGCTGGGTGCGGTGTGGTTGCGTGTAGCGGCCGTTGGCTCTATCCGTGGGGATTGGGTCGGTTGGAGCGGCAACACCGCCAACATGATGAGCCACCCGGCAACCGTTATCGGGCTGGCGCTTACTCACCCGGTAGCCGGGAGCCCGACCCAGTTCCAGCAGGCGGAAGCCGTTTTCAAATGGACAGCAGCTGCCCGCGCAGATGCGTACCGGATCGAGGTGTGGGCTGCTGGTGCAAAAGTGTCGGAGCATCAGCGTACCGATCCATCTTTCACGTATACACACGCACAAAACAAAACGGATGGCGGCCCGCGCCGTGCCTTTGAGCTGCGGGTGTGGGGCATCAATAGCGGCGGTGAGTCAGAGGCAGCCGCAGTACTGGCCGTTAGCAACCCTCAGATGGCGGCAACCGTTATTCAGGGCCAGCAAGTAGGCGATTCATTGCTGCTGACGGTTCCTGCGTCCTCGGCAGCTGACTATGCCGGCACCCGATTTGTCGTTAGTCAGAATGGTGCAACGAACCCTGCTGCGGCTCTTGCGGACGCTGACATGGCGAACTGGGCCGCTACGATAAAGCTCACGGCTACGGGCACCTGGTACTTCTGGGCTGCGAATTATGACCAGATGGGGACGGATGGGCTGAACTGGAGCCCGCGCGGATCTGTTGTCGTGACGGCTGCTGCGCAAGGGGTGCCACGCGTCACCAATGCAGCCACTATTACCGCTGCAGCAGGAAGCGCGCCCCCAGGTGGCGAGAGTTATTGGGCCGTCTTCGATAACGCTACAGGGAAGGTCTGGCGGTGGAATCAGGCTGCGGGCGCATATACGAAGGCCGCTGACGGCGGCGACTTGACTGCTGCCAGCGTGGCCGCTGACAAGATTTCTGTCGGCACGCTGTCTGCGATCAGCGCCTACTTGGGCACTCTTGTAGCCGGGATTATCGAGTTCGCATCGGGGGCTGGCTGGAGCGGCATCATCCGTACCGGCGGCAAATGGTGGGGCGATGAGGTCAGCGGATGGATCAGCGCTGCGCGACCAGACACCGGGAGTTTTTTCCAAGAGTTCAGGGCATCCAGCGGAAACGCTTTGATTGTTGAGCGCAAAGGCGGCGGGCCAGACCTTGGCGGGGCGAATTATTACCTTCTGGTGCGTGATTCGACAGGGGTGAATCGTTTGGTGATTGACCCGCAGAGTGGCACTTATAAGCTCAAGGGGCGTATTGAGGCGGACGAGGGGTATTTCAATGGGGTGCTTGCCGAGACTGTATCTGTGCGCCGCCTTAACATTGCAGGTGAGGCCGTGTCGATCACTAGATCTGTTGATGGCGCATCGCTGACATACGCCCCGAATTCTCTTGCGGCTGGAGAGTCGATCACCTGCGTCATTACCGCGTCTTGTGTCGTTCCTATTACGGCTACTTATTCTTACGGAAACGAACATTTTGGGACCGTATCTCTTCGCCTCAACGGTACTGTTTTACGGTCGCATGTCCATTATGAAGTTAGGGGGGGCGTGCTGACATCTACTGCGCCTCCTCCATTAACCCTGACATGGGCTGGGTCGATAACTAAAGGCGCAGTTGTAGATCTGGTGTTTAGTGTCCCCGGGCTTTCTCTGGTAGAGCCAATAATCAATATTCAAGGGGTCGCTCGATGATGGACGTGTATGAATACATAGGGTCAGACGGCGCCCCCACCCGTCGATGTACGGGGTTTATTGCAGAGGCAGCGGAAGGTTTGCGTGCGGATCTCGGTGAGGTGGGGTGGCGCATGGTTGATCAAGGGTCAGGCCCTCCCCCATCTTCTCCGAGTTTAGTTTCCATGCGCGAGGCCGGGCGGAATCGCATTGATGGTGCCGCTAGCCGTGCGCGCGGGCGCTACCTGTCCGATGGCATCGGTCAGGAGGCAACGTATCAAGTCAAGTTCGCGGAGGCCGTGGCCTACCG